CAGGAAGTCGCCTACTCTCGTAGTACCGTGGACCTCTTTGTAGGTCGGTTTTTTGTCGTCATTCATAGCTTTTTTGTTTTAAACATCAAATTGATATACCTTAGGGCTTCGGGGATCGTCGCACACATCGAGGTGTACCCACGTAATTGGTTTTCCCGAAAACTTACGCTCAAGCCGAATAGGGTGTGGAAGCTCGTTGGCCACGCTATTAAGCCATTGCCTGTGTTGGGCTGCCGTTTCTCCTTCAATGTCATAGTCAGCGCCCATAGACAACACATGTGCGCTTAGCCAACTATCGCTTTTTTTGGCACGTGCCTTAACCATGTCGGTGCTCGTATCTCGCACGCCGCGCTCATCGAAGTGGCCACCCCATAGCCAATTGTTTATGGTCATTTTTTGACCTTTTTTCTCCCTGATCCATAGCAAGGTCTCTATCAGCCGCTTGTCTAAGCGGCTAAGGAAGAAATAATCGCCTAAGTGCTTGTACTTTCGGTATGCCGCCGGGCTGAAAAGCTCCTCGGGCGTGAAGTACTTCAAAAATTGGTCGTAAAGCTGCTTTGTGGTCATCTTACTCGAATTGGAATTGTACACTCAATGGCTCGCCGTTCATCTCCTGTGCCAACACCCAATTTTGGGCAATCGGGTTTGTAAGGACAATGTCCTCCTCCTCGAAGCCATCGCCTGTAAAAAAGTCCTTCAAATCTTCGTAGCTCGGGTAGCCGATGTCGGTGATCTCCGCTCCGGCGGGCATCACGCCTGCATTGGCAGCTAAATAAGCCAACAACGGTGTCTCGATGAACTCCGTGGCCGCAAGGTTGAACTCCTCCATCGTAGTGTTTTCGTCACCCACAAATTCCGGGTCAAAAGCCGAGTTGGGATAGCGCAGCATGCTCACGCGATTGGTCCCGTTGGGGTCGTCATTCGTTCCTTTGAAAAGGCGGCGCATCGTGGCCAACACCACCCGCTCGTTGCCGCGGTTGTAGTACATCTCGAAGTCAACGACATACAAGAGGTCGTTCTTTCGGCGAAGGGTCTGTACCTCTTCTACGAACACGTCTCGAAACGTGCCTTGCTTTGGGTTGGGACTGACATAAGTTCCTGTTTTTGTTATCAGTTTCATTTTTTAGATTTTATGGAAGTTCAATGTATTTGATGCTGTCAACGTTAAAGCCAGAAGTACGCACTTCAAATTTTAGATTTCCAACAGGTAAGGCTGCATTGACCGTAGTTTGAAGGACGTTATTTTCGTTGTACCACTTAAGCGACGTCAAGTCCCATTCGAGAGTATAGAAAGCGGCTGTTTGACTCAAAATCCCTGTGTTGGAAATTGCAGACGTGATGTTTACAGATGGCACTGCAAGTGCGGAAATGGAATCCCCGACATAATGTCGGCCGCTGGTTGCGTTATTAAACCGAAAATTAGTCCATGTTGTGTTGTCGCCTTCGTTCAAAAAATAGATCGTATTTTGAATTGGCAATGCCGTTATCTCGGCATTGAAAGGGCTTACTTCTGCGGAAAAAACAACCCTCCACTTGCGCGACATGTCGATAACTTGATTCCAACGAACGCGTGCCAATTGCCCATTCGCTGTAATCTTCACCTCTCCGGGAGTGTTTAGATCAGCAGTGTTCATCGCCGACACGAATGTCCAATCTGCCAATGTCGGGACGATAACATTGCCTTGGGAAACCGTGAACACGTTGTTTTTGACCGTCGGCGTGCCGCTACCGTTGTCCAACGTGATGCCATAATTGCCATCAACACCGGCTGTCATAATGAAGAACTTAACGGTTTTCGTGTCAATGAAAATGAAGTTGTTGACGGTAAACCCGTTGCCAAAAACAGTCATATCAGGCGTGAAAAATTCCCCTTTTATCGTTGCTTCTATTTGCGTGTTAGGCGTAGTGAAATTTGGTGTTATTTCGCTGAAAAATGGCGGAAATTGCCGCGCAACTCCCCTCAATTGTTCTGCCCCGATTTTAGTTGTTCCCATGGCCATAAATTATTTTATTAATACCCAAGCGTCCGGATTGGCCGTTGGTGCTGTTTCGAATTGAATTGTCTGTGTATCGAGCTCAATGTAGTCGAATCCTGAGCCCAACCGTTGCCGGATGCCGTTGAGGAAGACCTCAGATTTTCCGGCCTCAAAGGCCGCCGGGGCGGCAAAGATGCGGTTTGTCCCATCGATCGCCCCTGTAGCGTTCGTGTTTGTGTTGCCAGATGCCGAAAGTGTTTTGGTAATGTCGTCCCATGCCAAGCCCTTCAGAAGGACTTGGTTCGTCATTCTGCCGATTTCAACGCCCAAGACATCGCGCACGACTACTTCGGTGACGTTATTTGGAAAAAATGAAAGGAATGGCGAAAATCCGTCACCATCGTTCATGAGCTGCGAAGTCTTGATGACAGCCCGTTGGTACAATAAATCGGTGGCAACGAGCTGCAAGTTGCCCGCGCCGTACACGCCACGTCCTTTACCCACGATCGTATAAACGTCTCCGGACTCAATGATCCGGAACTTTTGAACGGTACTGCCGTCCACTATCAGGAACGGCGCAGGAAGCGCGCTCACATAGGCTGCCACACCATTGGCATCGGGCGTGGCCAACTCAGCTTCAGACAGCTCCATCACCATAACCTTCGTCCGGTTGGCAGCGTCCACCGCCACAGACATGTCGTTCAACAGCCCGTCCAACCCTTCCACTTCGGCAGCCGGCACCAAGTCGTCTTTGTGCCGAAAGCTGTCCCAAACATCCCAAAACTGCGCTTGGGTAGGTTTCAATCCGGTTTTGAACCAATTTTTGATTGATGCTAAACTTACTTTTGCCATGACTGTTATTATTTGTTATACGTTATTAGTTATTCATAATTATCCTATCCACATCAGCTTCAGCATCACCATATAGGGCTGCCTGTTCTCATGCGCTTGGCCACCGCCTGCGTTGTTTATTGTGAGCGTGTGCGTGTGGCTGCCTTGGCTGTCGGTGGTCTGCACAGTTGTAGGGGCTGTGCCGCCGCTGTTGAGCGGTTGGAGATCCATGCCCGTACGTGTGATGCTATCACTCTCGCTGCGCCTCAGCGTAAGGCCGTGCGTGTGCGCCCCGGCTGCTTGCAGGCTATGGCCATGCGTGTGTGCAGGCATCTGCTCTTCGGTAAGCGCAACTGTCTTCGCTCCCCCAATGTTGCCCACAACGTTGTAGTCTGCGTCCGCCGGGTCGTAGCCTACGGTTACCTTACCGTTTAGGTTGGGCGTGCCGTTGGTGCCGTCACAAATTGCCCAACCGGACGGAACTGCCGCCGGGTTGCCAAACCAATCGATGATCTCGCCCACGATGCGCTGCATCTTGCTCAAGTCCTTCAGGTTCTTTGGCCGAACGAAGTTCGCCCACGGCCAGCTTGTCACCGCTGTGCCGAAAGTGGCATAGCGTGTTATAAAGACATCGCGGCCTTGCCCGTCCTCAAAAATCCGTTGCTCTTTTTCCTCCACAATAATGACGTTGGGCCCGAGGGCCGCACTGCGAAATTCCAAAAGTTCGCCGTTAATGTAAACCACGCCGTCTGTCACAGTTCCTCCATTAATTACGGCACCTTCTACGATAGCTAAATTGCCAAAGGCGTACCCGAAGGCTTGCATCAACAGCAAGTTGGCCTGCAGCTTGTCTATGGTGTCGGTTTCGAGCGGGAAACCGCCTGTTTGTTGAATGTTCAGTCTGTTCATATCGTTTGAATTGTGTATCGTTTTGAAGCGAGTCTATAAAAGTCGATGAGCGCGGTCATGTCAAAATTGTTGAACTGCAGGCCGGCCGGGACTAGGACGATGAAGTCCACGCCCGTGTCGGCGAAGTCTATGCTATTGCGCAGGTACATTGCGCCAAGAAACGCTGGTTTCATCTCTCCGGAGGTGTAGATGTACACCCGCCCAAAGCGGTTACCGTCAACGATCTGTATGCGGCGAAGGGCGGGGTCGAAACTGTCGTTAAGCACCTTGCGCAGATAGACAACTTGGCCACTATGCGTGAGGATGTACAAGTTGCGCTCGCGGAACGCCGCCCAGTTGCTATATAGTTGGCTGATCGGGAAGATCAACGCTCGAAGCCATGCCATCGTCCTTTCTCTTCGCAGGAAGGTCGGCAGCAATAGCACCGTGAACTTCTCAATGTCTAACTTATACCACATAGCTTATCAGGTCAAAATTTTCTATTTCAAAATATCCGGAGACCGGAATCTTCCGAACATCAATGTTCACGAAATCGCCATAGCCGCCGACCTCGGCGTCTATCCACTTCGTTTTAACTTCGTCCACCTGTACGATTTTCACGCCTTCAACTGCCTCAAGCTTATTGGCGAGGTCTTGAATGACAAGCTCGCCGTTAAAAGGCAATTCCTTCATGAATTCAAGCAACGCCATTTCTACAGGTTTGCCGCCGTTTAGGCGATGGTTGCCATTCTCATCGAGCAACAACGGATCGCGAAAGATGCGCATCCGGAGCTGAAGGATATCCGGAAGGAAGTTGATGACCGTCACGGCCACGCCGGCGTATTTGATTTCGGCAATGTATTGCTCAAAAATCGCCTGCCTGTCAGCGGCAATCGGAGCGAGCTTGCCGGCCTCTTCCGTGGCGATTTTGACGATGACGCGGCTTTCATCCGCCGCCTCGGTTACGGCGGCAAACTTGATGATTTTCGACCCTTCGATCTGCTCATCGGTTACCCCGGCGTTGTCGAACAAGTCGCTATCTGGCAATAGGTCGAAACCGAACTGAAACGCCAAGGCTTTGTACCTGTACCATCTAGGCGTACCGGGGCGAAGTTTGGCCAACAGCTCCGCAACTTCATCTACATGGATGTCGAACAGTTTCTCCAAAGCCCAAATGGACACAGCGGTGATATACGACCACAACCGCCATACGGACACTTTACTCGTGGAAGTAAGGCCTGCCAATGCCGGTTCTGCGGCCTTGGCGGCGAGGATGTCTGCTTGTATTTGTTCTATTGTGCGTGCCATGTCTTAGCTTACTTTAAATGTTAACCCAATCTGCCAAAAGCCGATGCCTTCATCACGTGCCGGAAGCGTTGCCTCATCGATGTCGGTGGCAGGGAAAATCCGATTTGTTTTATAGTAATCGACAACCCCTTTGAAGCCATAATCTATGGTTGGTATCTCTATGGCCGATCCCGGTACAATATCGTCTGTAATGCCAACACCATTAATAATTGCAAAGTCAAAGATTGAAGTTATGCTGCCGGTCTCCTTGATGGCAATATCTAATAAGCTTTGGCGGTCTAAAGTGAGTGCACTCATTTTTTTGATTCGAGTTCGAGTATCCTTTTGTTTTTTAACTTCAATTCGACATCTTTCTGCGCAACTTGCGCTTTAAGTATTCGGTTTTCCTTCCGCAGTATCGTGATTTCTTCGCGCAGTAGTTTTTCTTTACTCAAACAAGCAGCCTCGAAATCACGGGCAAAAAAAAAAGCCCTTTGATGTCGGCAACGGCAGGCTGGCGTAAACCCAATTACCGCGCCTCCTGTGGCCATGTCCATAATCCGGTTGCGATGGCCAACAATAAAATATTAGATTCGCTGTCAGCAGACCTCATGCAATTACTTTGGGAGAACGGCGATACTTTAGGCACTGAGAGTGGGATGATCGTTGAAGAAGGGTTGCAACTCCTCAATGGGTTGAGAGAAGGCTATGGCGTCACCGTTGGCTACGACACGCCCGATACACTGGCACTTCAACTAATGGAATATAATCTCTTTGAGTTTTCTGCTTCAAAAACAGAAGCGAGATTAGCCGCTATGAGTGAATTGCTCATCGATAAAGAAGCAAAGGGAATACGTTCTTTTTCGGATTTTAAGGCTTTAGCAGAACAAGAAGTAAGCAGCTTTAACAACGAATGGCTGCAAACGGAATACAATTTATCTATAGCCGTAGGACAAAACAGCGCTGCTTTTCACCGATTTATGGCCGAAAAAGAATCTGTTACTGCCTTTGTGCAATATCAAACCATAGGCGATGACCAGGTGAGACCTGCTCACCAGGTTTTAGATGGTAAAATTTTCAACCTTAACGACAAAGAAGCACTCAAGATTTGGCCACCTAACGGGTACGGGTGTAGATGCGAGATGCTGCAATACAACCGCACGCCTCAACCGGGTCAAGTTACCACTGGTAGTGATGCGCTACACTTAATTAAATCTTCTGATAAACGATTTGCCGATTCACAATTTGAGATAAATAGAGGCGACCTAAAGCAAGTATTTACCGAAAAACAATTTTATAGCGACACAAAAGGTCTTCCTGAAAAGCTAAATACCATGACGTTCGATAAATATGGACTTGAGCCTTGGGACAAGTTTAAATCCCGCTTAAACCCAATTAAAATAGACCGAAGCATCACGCCGGATAACGTCAAAGAGCTTTTCAGAGCAGTGCCGAATAAAAACTTTATGGGCTTTGAGGACTACTTGGGTAGAAAAATGATTTTGACTAAAAAAAGCTTTGATATTCATACCACCGGAAAGTATATAGGGGATAACGAATTACGGCATCAATTGTTCCCGCATATTAACGAATTAGTGAAAAATCCGGATGAGGTGTGGTATAATAATCCTGACAGAACTGAAAATAAATTTCAGTCAAGATATATTAAACATTACAGCGATATTATGTTGGTGGCAGATGTAGAAATAGATGATAATAAAAGCACCATTAAGTCTTGGTATATAGCCAAAAAAGCAGACGCTTCACTTAGGAAAGGTCTGCTAATTAGGAATAAAGTTGGTAAAACGCCCTCAATTGAATGATAACATCGCTGTATGCTATTCCTGCGCTTTGACACCTAGTGTTAGGGGCTCTTACAACAACTTGCAGATGCAAAGATACTAAATAAAACGATATGTCTAAAAAGAACAAATTAGAGTTACTGTTAGAGCTGAGTGATAAGCACTTGGTACCCGATGAAAATAGATGATGCCTTACTGAGAAAAGGATTGAAGATAAAATAAGGAGAGGTTTATAAAACTTAGCCCGTGTAAACTCAGATGAGCCGGCTCTATTTGCGGTGTGTACCTTGTTTCAGTGACCGCTATTAGTGTAAGTTTTATAAACCCCTTGGGCTACAAATATACAAATATTTTAATATATGGCAACAAAATCAAAATTAGAGCTCCTACTTCAGCTGAGCGATAAGTTGTTCAACAGCAAGTTGCAGCAAGTGCAGGACAAATTAGGCCGCGCCACGGACAGGATGCAGGGCAAGCTTGACCGGTTTGGTTTAGGCGGCATCAAAACTGCTTCTATCATTGGCGGGGCGTTTGCAGCCATTGTCGGTACAGTTTCTATTGCTGCAATTTTAAATAAGAGCATCGATGCCGCCCAAAACTTCGATGCCGCCTTTCTGCCCATCCGGAACATGAATTTAGACAAGTCAAAGGCGGAGTTAGACGGATTTAGAAACGAAATACGCAATGCTTCCTTTGAAATAGGCACAAACCTCGTGGACTCTACCAATGCCGTTTTTGACCTACAGAGCGCCACAGGCTTGTATGGCGACGATGCTATAGAAGTCTTTAAGAAAGTAGGCCGGTTTTCCCTCGCCACAGGTGCCAACATCAACGACGCAATGAACTCCACTACCAAAAGCATGAAGGCCTTTGGCCTCGGCGTTGATGATATTGACAAGCTCTTGGTGTCGAATGCAAAAACGGTACAAGTAGGTATTACAACCTTTGACCAATTGGCAAAGGTACAAACAGAGTTTGCAGGGGCTACAAGTGCAGCCGGGCAAAGCATTGATACCGGCAATAAGATATTCGCAATGTTCACCTCTATCAGCAAGAATGCAGACATAGCTGCCAATCAAACGAAAACCTTTTTTGACGGACTTGGCCAGCGCGCCGATGAAATTAAAAAAGAACTTAAAATAGACGTATTCGATGTTAACGGTAACATGAAGGATGCAGATAAGCTATTGGTTGAGATTAGCGAAAAGTTCAAAAACATGAGCGACAAGCAAATCACCGAGGCCATCAATAAGATAGGCGGCCCGGAAGGCTTGCGCGCTGCTTTGGCAAAGGTAAAGACAGGTGCAGAAGATATGATATCTACTTTCAACGCTTTTGATTCTACGAATTTCAGCCTCAAGGCCGCGCTTGACAACGCTAATGGTGATGTATCTAAAATGCGTGAAATATTGGGCAACCGGCTTGAAGCCATTTTCTCAAAAATAGGCGAAAAGATACTGCCATTAATTGCCGGTTTTATAGACAAAATTAACCCGGTTTTAGAGTTCCTGTTTAACAATTTCGATACCATTATATCCTTCATCGGCACATTTATCAGTATCCTTGGTCCATTGGCAGCGGCCATTTGGGTAGTCAACGTGGCTATGAGCGCCAACCCGGTGAGCATCATCATCATTGCTATTGCCGGGCTTATCTCGTTGATAGTAGTAGCCGTCAAAAAGTTTGATGAGTGGGGCGCAGGCCTCTTGCTCTTCATGGGTCCGGTAGGGTTAATCATCAGTGCATTCAAGTCTATATTCGACCATTGGGAGAGTATCAAAAAAGCCTTCAAAGACGGCGGCATTCTCGCCGGGCTTAAACGCCTTGGCCTTGTACTGCTCGATGCGTTGTTGAAGCCTATTCAGCAAGTGCTCGAAACCATAGCGAGGTTCGACCCGACCGGCTTGGCACAAAAAGCCCTCGACAAAGTAAAAGCCTTCCGGGAAGCCAATCAATTGGTAACGCCAGGCGAAGTAGAGGCGCGCGAAAAAGCCGATAAGCTGAAGGTCGATGAGAAAAAACTCGTAGAGTCCAAAGACGGCAAAAAAGATGATAAAAAGACCAATGATACAACGACCGGCGAAAACGTCAACAAAGTGGCAGGCCAAGCCGGGCAGGTAAAGAACGTCACCATTAACATCGACTCGTTCAACAAAGGCGGCATCAACCTGTCCAAAGAAGCCGGACAGGGCCTCACACTTCAGGACGTGGAAAACTGGTTTAAAGAAGCCATGCTGCGCGTAGTGCTTAACGCTGAAAACAGTTAATTATGCCGTTAAGCCCCGACTATATCGTCAAACTCAACCGGCTTCAAAAGTTGTACGTGAAGTTCCCGGAACTTGCAGGCATCGAGGCGGTCAATTTTTCAAAAGAACGCTTCCGGCAAAAGAATTGGCTCGACCGAACCCGGGAAAAGTGGAAACCGCGCAAAAGGACAGGCAGTACCAAAAAGAAGGCCAAAGGATCTACCTTGGTAAAGTCCGGCAGGCTTAAACGTTCAATTAGGAAAATCAGGCAGACCCGCAACTCCGTCACCATAGGCACTGATGTGCCCTATGCACGCATCCACAACGAAGGTGGAGAGATAAACAAGAGCGTGTCGGTACGCAGCCATACACGTAAGCGCAAAGGCAGGAGCGCAAAGGTAAAATCGCATACCCGGAAAATGAACACAAGCATCCCGCAACGCCAATTTGTCGGTGAATCGGCTATATTGATGAGGCGTATAGAACGCCTGTTACAACGTGAAATAACCAATATCCTAAAAATATGAAAGCATTTTATCAAAAACTAATAGCTGAGTTTGCCAAACCGGAAACACAAACATTGTTTACAAATCAAGGCCTTGCGCCTGTAGGCTATATCGACCTCTATGCCGGGCAAGACCAGGACGAAGCCAACTTTGAGCTCTTTGCGCAGCCTGCCGTGTTGGTAGATTGGGAAATCGACTATGAAGAGCCGGCAAAAGCAACTGTGAACATCTATGCCTGCTACGAGCAGCTGCGCGACACTTCTAATATCTCGCTTAACCGCGATTTGGGCTTGAAATTCTTAGACTTCATCGCCTGTGTTGACACTGTTGTTTCTAAAATAGAAAGCGAGGCCACCGGCAAGATGGATATCATTTCAGAGGGGTTCAACAAGATGGACAGCATAGTGGACATCTACCTGCTCACCTACGAGTGCAGCTTCAGGGGCAGAAACAACCCGGCGGCGAAGTACCAACCCGGAGATTATGACAATTTGAACCTGACCGGAACGCTCAAGTATGATTTGTAGTTATTCGAGCAGAATGAGCCCGTATGGGCGTTCGCGTTCTACCACGTAGATTTGCCCGTTTTTACGGACAAGCTTCAGTGTGAACGTGCCGATGCCACGGTAGGCTATATGGCGGTTAGAAAACATAAACCGCTTGAGCTTTGCCTGCAATTCCCTGTCCACATACCGGTCAAAACTAAGCCCGTACAGGCTTTTGGTAAATGTAATACTCCCTTCTTCGTAGCCGTTTAGGTTAGGCTTTTCTTGGTTGCGTGGAAACGTAGTGTCCACCTGTGCATAAGTGGCCAAAGAGATAAATAGTAATAGTGCCGTGAGTTTCATAGTGTTGGTGTTGCAGAAATTATGCCAAAAAAAGCCTGCGTTTCTGTTTTCATAATTAGCGATATTTATGAGTTAGCCACAATTCTGAATCCTGAATGGATTTGACCAAAACTTTTGACCATCCAAATCAAGTAAGAACTCGGCTCTATTTTCATCCCATTTTACAACCTTATGTTCACCGTATGATTTTTGCGAATAATATACTGTTTTACCAACTAAAGAACTGTGGCTAACAGCACCTAAACGCAATAAATTATTACGATATTCATCGGCTGTGTAGTTTTCAAAGTTATTTACATCTAATTTCATTGTTCTGTTATTTAAAGTAATTTACTTCGTTTAGCTGCGAAACGTTAGCAACCATTATGCAGTCTCCCGAATAATAGTTGCACATTTTACTTTCATCCACCATAGATATAGTTTTGCTTTCCATAGCTTTTGAGTGTGCCATTTAAGTTTTCCGTCTTTAAATAC